CTTTCAACTTTTGTATTTGGATTAGTAATCTTTGTGGTATAAGAAAGTTTTGGCATTGTCTCAAAGAATTTTTCAATTTCTTTGAATTGCTTCGAACTTAATTGATCAATAAACTCACGAAGTTCTTTCTTAGAGGAATCTTTTCCTTCCCAAATTTCTTCATCATTATAGATTTTATCTATACATGATGCGATAAGATCAAAGGAAGCTTCCACAGTGTCATCACTACCAGTCTCAAAATTACTCTTAATGAACTCATCAAGAGATGGGAACTTAAGTTTTAGTTTAAGACTATCATCAATATCAATTGTGTCATTATTTTCATCATCAATCAGAACCATGATCTCATGAAGACCAATTTTCTTTTTAACCTCTGTCTCACCATCATCAGGACAAATCAAATTAACTTCAAGTTCTTCCCCAACAGACTTACCACGAATATTTAAGAACAAATATTCAATATCAAAAGTTGGCAAAGTATCTACTTTAACACCTCTTGTCATCACACATTCTTTAATTACATTCTTCACCGCAGTAGTAATCTGCTTTTGATTTTGGCTCTGAAGTGCAACTAACAGAAGTTTTTCTTCTTTAACTAAGAAGGGTCTGTACTTAACAGTCTCTCCAGACGATGGCAAAACCAATTCATAAGTTGGCGTAGCAATTTTTGGTAAAGGCATAATATCCCATAAAATAATTCAGGTTGTATTTATTTATTCTTGTTTTTTAAAACTCAAATGAAGCACCACCACCCAAATCAAAACTGTTTTGTCCAGTTCTAACTGGAGCATCTTTAGTGTTCGATGGTTTTGATTCTATGGTTGGTGCTGGTTTTGGTGCTGGACGACCACCATAAATTCCACCAGGTGCTCTCATTCTGTTCCGCATACCCATGGGTTTCTTAACAGCAGGTGTAGGAGGCTCTTCTCTAACCAATTCCTGGGATGGAGCATTTGGATTATAATTGGGTTTTGTTTCTGCTTTCCTCTTCTTTGGATTTACAATATATCTATCATACGCAAACTCCACGGTTACTTTTGTAAATTCTGATTGACCATAGGCAACCGGAACAGAAGTTACATTTTTGGGGAATGCTTGTATGAATTGATATGTTAATGTATTTGCGTATCCAGAACCTCTATAATTCTTTTCGAATTTTGTAATAAAAATAGTATCACATTTATATTCCTCTGGAAATCTCATTCTGTAATAATGAGCGGGGTGTGATTGACTATATTCATTTTCTTCTTTTGTGATATACTCCTGCCAACCTTCAAAGAACATTAAACTCTTATGATCTAGAGTTTCATAAAATGTAAGAGTTAATGATGGATATATTCTAGTATGAGCAAATACTTCCGTTCTTCCCTGATAGTGGCCATTAACTTCCAATGTTCCAAAACTAGTCGCTGGAAGTGATGCCTCAGAACATAAAAGACCAAGTTCCCTTTCTCGAAAAAGATCAGTTCCAATTGCAATTGGAAATCCAGAAAAAGAAACCTCAAAAAGATTGGCAATAGATCCAAGAATTGATTTTGGTAAAACATGTCTTGGATCTAAAGAATTTCTCTCATGCGCCGCACCATACATGGTGGGTTCTGGAGCTTGACCAGCCACTGATCTAGATCCAGCAACACTTTGTGTAGCGGGTGCCGTAGCTTCTGGGTCTAAGAATGCTCCACGAATTCCATCTGTAACTGCTTTAGAGGACTGCAACTGCTGCCCAAAAGTAGTTTTGGGGGATTTAAATAATTCTGGATTTACAGTATCACCAACTTTTGCTGGACCGTAAAGTTGATCTTCTGTGTTTATATCGTATTTTTTTGGAGCCATCTAAATAAAAAGAAAACTTAAACTGTGGCGTATAAAGGAATATATAAACCTTCTAATCATAAAAAATATTTGGGAAACCCAAGTAACATTATTTATAGGTCATTATGGGAAAGAAAGTTCATGGTCTATTGTGATCAAAGTGCCCACATTCTTGAATGGGCTTCTGAAGAAATATCTATACCCTATGTATCTCCAATTGATAGGAGGAGACATAAGTATTATCCAGATTTCTATATCAAATATCAAACAAAAGAAGGAAAAATAAAAAAATCATTGATTGAAATAAAACCAAAGAAACAAACTCAGAAACCAACAAATAAAAAAACAAAGAGTTACATTACTGAAAGTAAAACATGGGTTGTCAATCAAGCAAAGTGGGCTGCAGCAGAAGAGTTTTGTAAAGACAATCGCTGGGAGTTCAAGATCATGACTGAAGATGATTTGGGAATCAAGTATAAATAACAAAAAAGACTAAAAGATATGTCCAGAAGGGCACAGGTTAAAAAATTATCACAACAAAGACTAACTCAAAGGTTAGACGCTAGAGACACTACTCAACGGTCTGCCAAAATGTCTAGTCTTGGAGCAGATTATAAACGTCAAGAAATGCTTACTGCTCAACAGGCAAGGGCTCATCAAATAAGAAATGGTCAAGTTCCAACACATGGTGTTCCTATTGGTGGTGGAAACATTGCAAACTATGTACCTCCTGCTGGTGGTCAAGGGACAAAACCCGGATCGTCAAAAGATGATACTGCGCGAAAAATTACAAATCCTCCTCGTCAATCAGAACCACCTCTAAGGTATCCAAAAGGTCTTGGAAATTCCACTCAAGATCTGATTAAGTTTAGTGCTATAGAATACAAGCCTGCTGGAAAAGGTTTAATATCTCCTTCAGGAAAAGTTTCTGAAAGATTTAAAGAATTAAGATCTGATGGGAGCCAAAAAACTCTTATAGATATCTACCTTCCAATACCTCAGGATATAAACTCAGCAAACACTGCAGGGTGGAGCGATAAAGATTTTAGCGCAGTTTATGCTGCTCTCTTTAGAGCATCAAAAGGTGCCGGAGACATTGGTGCTGGGACTAATACTTTTGATGGCGTAAGACAAGAAGTTGCTACAGCACTTCAAGAATCTGGTTTGATGGGAAAAGAAGGTCTTGACCTTATCACAACAAAGGTTGGGTCAGCAGCTGCAAATGCTTTGACCGATGCTGGTGTTGGATTGGATGATATTTTGTCAAGGCAGGCTGGAGTTATTATTAATCCTAACAAAGAACTTCTTTTTAATTCAGTTTCTCTCAGAGAATTTGGATTTAGTTTTGTATTTACTGCAAGAAGTAAACCTGAGGCCAATGAAATAAAAAAAATTATTCATGCGTTTAAAAAATACTCCGCACCAAAAACTGGTTCAACCGGATTTTTCTTAGCATCTCCAGATGTCTTTCAAATATCATATCTACATCAAGGAAACCAAGAACACCCATTCTTGAACAAATTTAAGGTAGCTGCTCTTAAGAGTGTGAATGTTAACTATACTGGAAGTAGCACTTACTCTACATATACTGATGGTACGCCAACACATATTATTATGTCTTTATCATTCTCTGAGATTGAACCAGTATACTATGAAGACTTTATGGATGAAAAAGGAATGTTAGGTACGGGATACTAATCATGGCATATTATTTCAGAAGGATACCAAATTTTACTACCTCATCAAGATTGAATAACAGAAGTTCAAATCTTGATACCACAGAAGTAAAAAATATTTTCAGAAGATTCAAGTTAAGAGATGATATTGCATCAGACTTTGCTGCTTTTGAACAATATAACATTAAAGGTGACGAAAGACCTGACCAAGTTGCCGATCTTTTCTACGATGATCCAACTTTAGACTGGGTAATTCTTACAACAAATAATATTATTGATCAAAGGTATTCTTGGCCTATGTCTGATTATGAATTATATGAATATGCTTATAAAAAATATGGTGAAGATATCAATGCGATTAAACATTATGAAACTTATGAAATCGTAGATTCTTCAGATACAGAAAGAGTTGTTCTTGATGCTGGATTAATTGTTGATGGAAACTTTACTTTCAAGTTTTACAATCCAACCACACAAAGTTATTCTGAATTGTCTAATGAGTTTGTTGCAAAACCCATTACAAACTGGGAGTATGAAACTAGACTTAATGATGAAAAGAGAACAATTGTAATTCTTAGAAGGGTATACCTGGATAGAGCAATTCTTGATAGTATAAGAGAGCTCAGATATAAAAAATCTTCAGATTACATAAGTAGTAACCTGAAGAAATCTTCTAATATTAGATTAGGTTTCTAAAATCAATCTTCAGCAAGTTTCTGAAAATAAGAGAGAGCATCATCTTCATCTTCATCCCGCTTTGTTGGGGTGAGATTATTCAGTTGCTCTTTGATATCAGAGGGTAGTTCACCAGTCTGTGCTGTTTGATTGAAGTTAGGTGAGAAAGAACCACGACCTTCGCTCTCATCTTCAAGTTCTTCATCGTAACGAGGACGAGAAGACTTTTGTCCAAGAACCATTTTCAGTCGAGTTTCAAGTTGCTCATAAGTTTTGAACTGATCTTCTGCGGTGATTGCTGTAAGGGAATACTGTTTCTTCCAGATGGCTTCAAGAGCATCGTCGTCATCCAGGAGTGGTGCAACGCGGTCAAATTCTGAGGAGTCATAGTTCCAGTAACCAGCGACTTTTTTCAGTTTC